GAACGCACGAAAAGCAGCAAAAGCCTAACACGGCATAAATACAATGTAGGGGACATGCGGTTCCCTACATTTCAAAAACATACCATCACAAAGGAAGGTACATATGAGCTACAATAAAACAAAATCCGATCCAATCCTTGGTCAACAAGTTCACCAACATCTATTGAAATGCGGAGTTGAAACACCACTTGACCCGAACTTCAATCATTACGATCGGACCAAGAAGATCGAAATGATTGAAGGATATTTCAGAAGTATTATGCATACTCTCGGTCTGGACCTCACTGATGACAGCCTCATTGAAACACCTAAGCGGGTGGCTAAGATGTATGTGACTGAAATCTTCTATGGGTTAGATTACGAGGCATTTCCGAAGTGTACTACAGTTCAAAACAAAATGAAGTATGATGCCATGGTAGTTGAACGGAATGTCTCTGTTCAATCCAACTGCGAACATCACTTTGTAGTCATAGACGGACTTGCCACGGTGGCATATATTCCGAAGGAGAAAGTTCTTGGTCTATCTAAGATCAATCGCATCGTGGAATATTTCAGCAAGCGTCCTCAGATTCAGGAACGACTCACTGAGCAAACCTATCATGCCCTTCAGTACATTCTCGGCACAGATGATGTGGCAGTGATGATTGAGGCTCAACACTTTTGCGTGAAGTCGCGCGGAGTGGAAGACGTTGGGAGTAGCACAGTTACCAGCAGGTTAGGTGGTCGCTTCATGACCGATCCTGCAACTCGCGCCGAGTTCTATCAAATGGCGCGTCAGGGGAAATAACATGGAAATACTTTATACCATAATCTGTATATTTGGTATATCATTCGGTATCATATGGCTGCTGATTCAGTATGCCATATGGTATCATGATGGCAGCGGCTGCACACATGACTGTGATCAAGGCCGACATTGCACCTGTGGAAAGAAACAAAATGAAAACCCGTGAAGAAGTAATCCTGAGCATGTGCTATACATATAGGCATGACTATGGTTTGACAAGGGCATCCGGAGATGTGATCAGCAGCGGAATCAACCAATCCGAGCGAGAATACATTTATGATCGAATGGCCCAAATATTTGACCGAGATATTGCTCCATATATGGACTTCAAACGCCCAAGTTATTCGGCACACTCATGCGACATTGAAGGATGCGCGGTGTGTGACCCGACTTACGGGCTTTGACCAAAGTAGTTGACTTTTTCTTAGTAAACGACTATAATAGCGCATGACTCGCATAAACTCTGACATTGATCCTGCATCACTAAAGCGGATGCACCTACTGGCTGAACTACGCGAAATAACTATGGTTCCTGCTGCGCTTCGTCGCGCCCTCAGGACAAAGTCTAAGGAAGATGTGCTGAAAAGCGTTCCAGATAAGTTTACTCTTGGGCGTGGGCATGTCACATTCTTTTACAACAAGCAGAGATTCCTAATGCGCCGGTTTATGAAACTATCTCATGAAATGGAACGGCGAGGATATGCGCCCGATCACGGGCGAGTTATGGCATTCATTGGCTTTGATGCTGAATTCAATGGCGACTGGGCGGCAACTGACGTTGACGATAAGATAGTTCAGACTCGCATTGATTTTCGCATCAGTCAAAAGCCGCATTTATACAAGGACTAAAATGAAATATGTAAGTACTAAAACCTATAAACAAATTGGGCCAGTGGCATATCGTCAATGGCGGTCCGACTCACATTGCAGTCTAATTCACGGATACGCCCTCAGTTTCCACTTTGAGTTTGAAGCAGACACACTGGACGCCCGTAACTGGGTCACTGACTTCGGTGGGTTGCGCCCATTGAAGGATTTTCTTGAGGACAAGTTTGACCATTGTTTATTGTTAGCGTCCGACGATCCAATGTATGATGAACTCAAACATCTTGGAGAGATTAAACTAGCAAAAATCACAGAAGTAGAGAAAACTGGATGCGAAGGTATCGCTGATTTTCTCTACAAATATGTAAATGGTATCTTTCTGCCGAACTGCGGCACCGCTGAGTCTGAACGAGTATGGTGCTGTAAGGTAGAGGTAAGGGAAACTGACGCAAATATGGCAATGAGAATCGGTCATCGGACTGACAAAGAAGACCTTTTTGAAGGATATAAATGATTGAAGCACAAACACCGGCTGAGGGAATTCTGCTGCATCGCGCATATGGTGATGTAAGATTATACACGGTTCCGTGTGATTGCGGATGTGATTCTGAACATCAAATATGTGTTGAGGCTGACGATTGCGGTGTGTCAGTTACTACTTGCACCACGCAGAAAACAAACTGGTGGACGGAGTCAGTTGAGAAACGATACGACATTGACAACAATCTGGCGCAATGGTATGATTGGTTCTGGAAAGATATCTGGAACGGTCTGGTAACAAGGCTGCGTCTGACACGCGATATCTGGTTTCACGGGTATGTCAAGTATGAGGCCACACTGATTATGAGTAAGCAACAAGCAACAAATTACGGACACACATTATTATCAGCAGTCGAGGACGTAGAGGCATTCCGACGGGAAACAACCGGTACTAAGATTTGATCCAACCTCTACCCGGAGAAAATTCAGGACCTGGACAAGTTTTACTCATCTTCTGAGTTACTCCATTGTTCCACCAAGTACGTCCTTTCTTCATCAATGACAACTCGTTACGATGACTTTCAGATACTGGAGGTCTATTCTTGGCTGATTCACTGAGATGCAGGCAATGTTCTTTTGATTTTGGTCCACGTAGATTTACCTTATGTTCGGATGTCTTTGGTTTCCCCTTCAAAGCAGCAGCCAATTTTTCGCGTGTGATATTGGACGTTACGTAGCCACCTCTTGATTCGCGCCACTTGTCTATACATTCTGCGGTACGAACTTTTCCTTTATTAGTGCCCTTTGGGGATCCGCCTTCACCATTTTCTGGAATTAAGTTGGCCCAAGCATTACTCTCAACTACATTCCATAACTCACTATAGTACTCGCCGCGCTCTTTCAACTCAGTTTTAGTTTGGCATTCACACAAAATTTCTGTGGTAATTTCTTTGCCGTGTTTCAGTAAATGAGATGTCCAATATAATCCTGATCCGAAATATTTATATGGATCTTTTTGTTTTGTCTGACAGAGATATTTCAATCCGGTGATTTTATGGGTCTTTACCATGAGGTAATAAATAGTCATGCTGGTGCTCCTTTTACGATATAGCATTAGAGAGGGCAGAAATTCGCGTTTCGTGGCTCTCACTTCTATTTATTCCGTGACCAAAACATTTGCTTTTTTGACTGAAAGGTGTTAGAATATATAATGACTAAAGAAAGATACAAACATGTTCGGCACTAATTCTGTGACAGGGAAAAAATGGTTCCAGGATGCGCCAGCGGATTCCCTCTATGTCACATCAATGTTCTTCACACTGCAGGGCGAAGGTCCCTACGCAGGTCTTCCGGCGTTATTCATTCGTCTGGCAAAGTGCAACCTAACATGCAGTTTCTGCGACACCTTCTTTGACGACGGTGAATGGCTGACGTTTACAAATTTAGACACAAAAATAAACGAAACCGTCAAAGCATACTGGAAAGACAAAGGGCAAACGGTACCTGAGTGGGCAATTAATACCTCTCACATAGGCAAACTGTACCCAAACATTGTATTAGTAATGACAGGCGGTGAGCCATTGTTGCAAGAGAATATCTCTGCGTTTATGGAATATCAACAAAAAATGTATTTTAAAGCAGTACAAGTTGAAAGCAACGGAATTCCTGACACAGTATTACCAGAAGGTGTTGCGCTTGTTTGCAGCCCGAAGTGCATGGAAAAGGAAGGCAAGGCTATAAAGTATTACGCACCATCCAAGACTATTCTTGATCGTGCTGACTGTCTCAAGTTTGTTATGAGTGCTGATGCAGAGTCCCCGTACAACAATGTGCCACAGTGGGCACATGATTGGAAGATAAAGACTGGCAAAGATATCTATTGTAGCCCGATGAACATTTATAATTCTTTCCCACAGAAGATAAAACTACTGCGGGCAGAGAAGGGAGTGATCACCATGGCTGAACGATCAACAGTAGACGAAAAGATAAACTTCTTTGAACCGGGACTAATCAATATGGATGCAGCCCAACGAAACCATGAGTACACTGGAAAATACTGCCTAGATCATGGATTCAGACTAAACATGCAAATGCATTTATTCTGTAATATTGCGTAACTTGCATTTATCGCCATGAAAGCACAAAGGAACACAAAATGAGAAAATTTAGAAACAGTATCATCTCGGATCCAAAAACATTTGAGCCGATACTACAGTTATCCATGACTGAAAATGGAGTAGGCGAATTGCTATTCTCGGGTCCGATGGCGAAAACTCGGTACACCGCAGAGCAACAAGCCAGAATCAACACCATGAACAAGGTTCTATTTGACCGAGAATTGCCGCTGATGTCTCAGGAAGAGGCAGACTTCTTCGTCGGTATCCACCCATCTCAGATAGACAAGGATCCAACTGAGGCAGAACTTCAAGCACTGGCCGGTTTCCGAGTGGAAAAGAAAATCATCAAGTTAGACTGATGTTTGGTCGTTTAGTCTATCTGACAATGTTTGTCCTTCTGGCATACGGCTCCGGACCGATACACAAACTCTACTTAATGCTTCAAAAGAAGCGTTCCTAAAACACCGTGATTATTAGCAGTTAGATCAGGCTCCCCAGGAGCAATGATGACATTGTGCTTGATCGGTGTTTCTTTCTTGCCACCGGCAGTCCTGGCATTCCATTCGTCATACGACAGAATACTATGCATACTTATTCCGTAAGCCTTTGCCAGACGACCCTTTAGTTCTTGCAGAGCAGCGGCATCGCGCACTTGCCAACGTCCTCCGCCACCCTTGGCATCTGCTCCTTCTTTGTCAAGATTGCCCTTGGCATCTTTCTTCAACAAGTCATAGAACAAATCTTCAGGAACGATTCGCGAGTGCTTTGTGTGCGACAATTCCGGATCCTTTGCCTTTATTTGTTTTTCTTGAGAAGTTGTGGCACCTTCACTCCAATTGATGATGAAGTTTTCAGGTTTGTCAGCAAGAGCAGCACCGGCAACTTTGGTATATGTGTAGAATTTCACATCAGGGAAATCTCTGGCAATATCAAATGCCAGATCAAGGTATTCAGGAGAGAAGAAGTCACCGGCGTCATGCCAACGAATGGTGACATTCCAACCGTCCTCAAATCCTTTGGATCCCTTCTTACCGTCTTTGTATTCTTTCTCAATTTCTCTTTTTAGCTGGTTTTTGAAACCTTCAGGATCGTTCAATAGATAGGTAAGAATTCGTCCGTCACTGAGCCAGGCGTTTGCAAATTGCACCTTCCCCCCTTTCATGGCAAAGCAGTCAACTTTACATGATCCGGCGCCTGGACAAGTATTAACAACTATCAACTCGTTTGTATTCTCATCAAGAGCAATACCAGTGAGTGCCGCGAAGCCGATGTTGAAGAATTGTTCATATGCTCCGTTAGAGTGTTTCATCTTCTCGTTTTGTTTCAACAATTTCTTCGGACG